ATTTTTATTGTTATCTTTCCTTGTAATTGTTCTATAGCACCAGAAAGAGTTGGAATTTTCCAATTACCAGCAGCAATATCTGAAATTGTACATAATGTATCTGCTTTAACTTTTTTTATTTTATTAGCTATAAATTCTTGTTTCTTATTTACATTAGGAGATAGTGATACAAAAAATAAAAGAATTAGAAAAGTTATATATAGAATTTGTGGTATAGGAATGGTTGCTTCAGCTTCGCTATTCTTAGTGCCAAGTTTAGAGGCAAAACTATTTATTATTGAAGCTATAGCATTAACATTTTTTGGAATAAGTTGGCTTGTAAAAGGTCGAGTATTTGGTTTCTTAGAAGACTAAAAAATAGCCTCCTTTTAAGGAGGCTTTATTTATTAATAATAATCTTATTCCTTTAGCCATTTACAAATGGACAGCATAAAGATTCCTGCCTTTAGGCTAGAATTAGTTCACTATTTTTTTATTTTATTATAAAATTCTTTTCAATTTTAGTATAATTCTTATCACTATAAATAATATCAAATTCATTATTACATTCAAAAGTATCTTGAACAGGAACAGCATAAACATTTATTTCAATTTTATCTTTTATCATTTTCTTAATGTCAGGTGTTTGATCTTCAAAATCTTTAGTTTCGGCAAATAATACTTTTAATGTTGAAATTTCTTTAGCAGAAAGAATATTTTTCACAGGAATGGTAATTATACCATTAGCATAATTAGTCGAATTAGGGTCATTATATTCTTCACTAAAATCAATTTTACAATGATTCCAGTATTGCCAATTTTTTCGATAACATGTAGAAGTTTTAATATTAGAGTCATAATTAAATGAAACTCTATCTCCTTCAGGAACATCGTTTATATCGAAGATTTTATTATTTCCGGCTTCATCAATATATAAAGGCCTTATCTCAAATGGAGCTTGTAAAAAGCTTTTCACTTGAGTCATATATTTATCATTTGTAATTCTATCTATTAATGGGTATTGAGCTGTACGAGCTTGTAAGTTTTGGAAACTTTCACTCTCATTTTGAGGCCAATAAAAATCTTTTGACCCATAATAGGTTTGTTTTAGAGAAGGATATGAAGCATTATTTTCTATAGGGGTTTTATAAGCCTCAGATATACTTATTTCATTTAACAAGTCTATTCTATTATCATAGAGAATTAAAGTTTTACTGTTTGCTGGGTCATCTTTGAAGATAATGTCGGCTTTAATGAGATATGGCGCTTTATATTTATAATTCTTAAATCCTCTACCTAATTCATTTTGCGCAAAAATTTTATCAAATGAGAATTTAAATCCAAATAAACTTTCTTCATCTTCTATATCTTTATCATATTCTGTCATATCATTTACAGTATTTCCGATGACGTCTAGCCAATCTGAAAAACTCTGCGCAGTTTTAGAATAAATTATTGGTTCTAAATCTACAGTTGCTTTTGCTTCTAATATGCATTCAACTGACTTAGAATAATTAAGTCCATGAGCAATATCAACAATATTAGACTTAAAATATTTATCACCAAAGCTTTTATAAAAAATAGAATATTTACTAATAATTTTTGGCAATAATTCTTCTTTAATATCTGATTCAAGTATTGATGAAGATGTAGTAATTATAATATTAGGTCTAATTTCAATTTTATTGGGTTGGATAAAATCAATACTATCACTAGGAGAAATATATCCATCCAAAGCTTGTCTTAAAGGAGTAAGTAATTCTGCTTCAGGATCTTCAATATTTTCGCCATTAGCCCTTAAAGCACATACTAATAATGTTTTTTTATCAGATGTGATTTCTTGTAAAACATTATAATTTTCATCTAAGCAACTAACAAATTCAGAAGAAATATCGCTTATACCATAGGACTCTGAATCTACAACAGCAGAATTAAATAAATGACAATGCAAAAGATTTACTGGACTTTCATTAACAATTTTTTCAAGATATGCTGTTTTAGTTCCAGTACCATAAGACTTTAAATGATATACTGGAGCATGCTCTTTTATTTCTGTTTGAGCCTCAATAGCTTTACCACCCATAATAGGTGAAATATTTGTACAAGTTAGGAATTGTGTTACAGCATTTGTTCTAGGATCAACCATTTGGAAACCTTCAGGAAGAGACATTGTTGTAATTTGGAATTTATTTTCAACATTTCCAAGATCTCCTAAAGTAGACAAATAATTTACTGTAATTAAAGCACCTTTTGGTAAAGTTCTACCTGTAATACCATCTCCAAATTTAATTAATACTTTTCCTGCGTCATCTAAAATTTGTGTTTCAAAAACTTTATCATATTCCCCAGCTAATCCAATTTTAGGAATACATTCCCAAGTTTCAACATAAGAGTCATCTGACTCGTAGCCTTCTTTTGCTTGAGGTTTTACAGTAATTGTAAAATATTTAGATGATATTATGTTAGATGCATTTTCTACATTTAAGTTGTCGATTGTAAATGACTCAAATCTAGTACCTTCTGCTTCACCTAGCTCTAATGAAACTTGCTCTCCCTGAATAACAGGAACTTTAAGATACTTAATTCCATTCCATCCACCGGCTTCCATAAAACTTTTATATTTTGCTTTATCTTTTTTAATAACTGAAAATGGTTCTTTTAAAGCGCGTGATTCTACTGTTGATGTTGCAATAAACTTTTTTCCATCTGCAGTTGTAAATATAGTTCCTTCAGGAATTACATAGAACTCATTAGCAGTCCATGGAACTAATGCAGATTTTTCAGCCAATGTAGCATTAGAATTTTTATATAAATCATCATAATCAGATGGAGCATCTAAATCAAAGAAGCTTATCCCAAAGTTTTGTAAACGATTTTTTCCTTCAAGGTCAGTATGTGAAATGATTACATAGCCAATTGCAGATTTAGGTAATTGACGCTTATAAGCAACTAAATCTGTTAAATGAGTGACTGATGATATATTACGGCAATTTTTAAGCTTTGTTTCTTGATAGAGATATTCTAGATAACGAATATATTCGGCGTCTACTTCAGATGTAGCTTTTAATACAGCATCAATAGTTCCATTATCAGCTATTTGAGAACCATTTAAATGTTTACTTAAACGCTTTTTTAGTCTATCATAGTTTGCAGCCGAGTCAAAACGATTCATGTATAAATTAGTAAAAACTAATCTACTTTAGGAGAAATAGTTGTTTCTCCATTTAAAATTTCTTCATCTACTTGTGCTACGCCCAATTCATTATATACCCAACCTCTACTGTCAACCATCATATGATGCATTCTTTTTGTAGAAATATCTTTTCTGTCAATAGGATGACCTCTATAAACCCAACAAGGATTTCCTCTATCAGTCATAACTATTTCATCTAATTCATTTTTTAAGTCATCCAACCAATCAATTTCTTTATGTTCTCTACACCACTTTGAATGGCCGCGCATCATACAAAAACCAAAAGTATGAGAATGCTTATCAAGCATATCAATATATTCATCAAAATCTTTTCTTGTTTTAAATCTTCCAGACCATAAAACAGACTTAAAATATAAAATCGACTTAAAATCTTTTTGATAAGGTAAATTATCAATATTTTCTGGATAAACTGAAACATTAATAGTATCACAAATGTTACTCAATTCTTCCACTATTTTGGGTTGAGTATAATTTGTAGTAACTACAGTTTCAAATCCCATGTTTTTAGATAACTTGGCAATATCAATAATATCTGGATGTAAAGTAGGCTCGCCTCCACCAATCAGAACAGTTGTAATTCCTTTTTCTTTTGCAATTTCTAATGAAGATTTTATTTCTTCAAAAGTCATAATATCTGTAATATTTTTATTACCAGAGTCTCTACAAAAAGGACAATGCAAATTACACTGGTGTGTAATCCATAAAGTTAGATTTTTAGTTGTATTTGTTCTAGGCGTCCACATTTAATGTCTCCAAAATATTTTCAGCGATGTATAATCCATTTGCTGCAGCTTGTGATAAGGAATGAGTATATCCAGCACCATCTCCAGCAAAATAAAGACCTGGATAGCTTTTTGCTTCGCATTTATCATTAGAGTCAACAGTCATATTATAAAATTTTGCTTCAACTCCATATAATAAATTATCATCATTTGCCATACCGGGTACGAGATGATCCAACTTTTCAATCATCTCAAGAATATCATCTAAAATACGCTTTGGTAAAACAAGACTTAAATCACCAGGCTCAGCATTTAAGGTTGGAATAACTGAATTGTGAGCAATATGATCTTTAGTAGAACGTCTTCCTCTTATTAAGTCTCCATATCTTTGAACAATTACTCCACCACCCAACATATTTGATAATTTAATAATTGCTTCACCATATTCATTACTGTCATCGAAAGGTTCTGTGAATGTTTTACTAACCAAAAGAGCAAAGTTTGTATTAGTAGATTTTTTATCCTTAGCCTCAAAAGAATGGCCATTTACAGTAATGCCACTATTTGTATGTTCAGTAACAACATATCCAGATGGGTTCATGCAGAATGTACGAACTTCATCCTCATATGTTTTGGTTTTATAAACAATTTTAGATTCATATAAATCTTTAGTGATATGATTCCATATTTCATCTGGGCATTCAAATCTAATACCTAAATCTACTCTATTTGAATGTGTTGGAATTTCCAGTTTTTTGCATAAGTTTTCAACCCATTTACTTCCTACTCTACCAGCAGCGATAACAAGTTTATCAGTTTTAGTCCATACTTCAATAGGGTCTTTTGTATCTTTAATAAAGTAACATTTTTTATCTGCATCATAAAGAATTTCATAATCGATTTCAGTATTTGTGAAAATTTGAACGCCTTTACTCAAAAGATAATTATATAAAAATTTAAAAATAAATTGAGAGATATCTGTTCCTAAATGTCTAATATCAGCATCTAATAAATGTAAATTATGTTGAGTACAAATCTTTTTATAAGGTGTATTTCTAGTAGTATAAAGTTGTGGCCAAGATAAAGTATTTGAACAACCACCATTTACAACATTATAAAACTTTTCATTAGTTGCATCAATCTGACGCATATAATCTAATGCTTTTTCTTTACCACATTTTTCCCAAAGAGTTCCACCAAAATCATTTGTAATAGGGAATTTACCATCTGAGAAAGCACCTGCCCCAGCAACCCCTGTCATAATAGAGCAATTTGAACAATGAACACAACTTGTTTTATTTTGAATAGCAGGACATTTTCTTTTATCTATTTTGTTGCCTTTTTCATATATTGCAATTTTAAGATTTTTATTTTCTGTAATAAGTTTATATGCACAATAAAGACCAGCAGGGCCGGCTCCAACAATAACTACATCAAAGTTCGTATTCATTAAAATCTCCAAACTTTATTAAACTTGACTCTAAGTCCGTAATTTCATATTTTGTTTTAGAAACTTGTTTAAGTCTCCAATTGCATTCAATATTATCAGTAATATCAATGACTGTGTCTGGACTTTCAGCTAATGTTAAAATTGTCTGACCATTAATATCAAGTTTTATTTCTCCATCCAACTTAAAAAACTTTAATTTTGGACTAGTATACCAAACGACTAATTTATTTTCTAAATTATAAACTACTAATGATTGTACCATCTTATATGTAAGATTCCGCCGCCACTCATAAATACTGCAAAAGTATATATTTCAAAGCCACGTCTCTCAATCTCCTCTCTTTCTTCTAAGGTTATATCACCTTTATATTCTGCACTACAAGAAGAGTGCTCAACTGCCCATCTTAATTTCTCAGCTAATTCTTTTCTAAGCTTCATTTGACAAATCTATAATTCTTTTATCACAAAGAGATTGCATTGCAGCATAAGCATCAATACGAGCTGGGTTATAAAGAAGATTTCTTAATAAAAGTTCATCATCTTCACATAAATTATAATCTGCAATCATGTCTATAAAAAGTTCTTGTGGTACTTCAAAATTATGTGGTGGCCATACATCCGCTTTTTCATTAAGTTGTCTAATGCGTTCACCACAAATATGCTTAATCTTTTTATAATCTAATAAGCGACCATCTGTTTGTTTTGTTCTAAGAGTACGCTTACATAAGTCTGCATCAAAAGGATTTAATCTAAAAGTCAACCAAAAATCCCAAGACTGATATTTATGTTTTGAATAATCTGAAGCACCAACATTATAGCTTCTTACATCTTCTGCCATTTAATTTTCTCCTATATCAATATTAACTTTTTTAGGATTAACTACACCCCAAGATACACCCAATATAAGAGTTCCATAAATGATATTAGGAGTGTTATTCTTATACTTAAAAGTTACAAAACCATAGTCATCGCCTACTCTTTAGGGTCAACTTATGATTTTTTAATCCTTTAAGGCTCGCTTACAAAAATAATTTAATTTATTTTCAATTTTTGAAATATATTTTTCTTTTAAATGGAAATTGATAATGTAGATACATATAGCTTTTCTCCAGAGGAGAGAAAATCAAGCATAAAGTCCGCAATTTTATTATATATTTTAATAAATGAATTTTTATTCTTCATAAACTGCCTAGCAACAAGGATATCCCTAGTGTCATGATAATAAATTTCTTTTTTATCATAATCATACCAAATGCCATCTTTATACTTTTTAAGCATAATCTTATTTTTAGAATGCTCTATATAAAGGATATATTCTTCATTGCCAATTTGAATTTCTATTTCTCTTAGTCCAGTAACCCGTAAAGTCATCTTCATATGACCAAAAAATTCTGCATAATCTTTTTTTAAAGATCGTATAGAACGTGGAATATGGATTTTTCCCCATGGAATCCAAACTAAAATACTAATCGCTGCACAGATTAAAGATATCCAACCTATAACTGGATAACCACTCTTAGTTGCAAGCGGGTCTTTACCTTCAAAAGGTGGATTCTCAAAAAACTCTCCTAAAGTATAGGTCTTCTCATTCCATTGAATGATACCTTCAAAATTTTCCATTTTATTAGTACCATTTTCACCACTTAAGGTAAAAGTTTTCTTTATAAAACCACTTTTATTATAAAAATTTTTGTTAGGTTGCATAATTTTGAATTCGCAACCAGCTGCATCTTTAATTATGATATAGTCTTCTTTGCAGTCACCACAACCACACTTATCAAGAATGATATAATATTGTGGAGTGTCACTTCTTTTAAAAGTGACATTTTCTGTAACTTCATAGTTTGATGGAAATAAATTTATTTTAATAATTTTCCAAGTATCAGTATCTGGAAGGCCTAAACCAAGCCATAAAATTCCCATAATGAATCCAAGTATACCAAATATCATTGATATTCTAAATTTTATGTCGTCATCCAACATTTAATTTACCTCCATCAAACCAAATAATATAATTAAAGTGCTGCGTAAGCTTTATCAATTTCTTCAGACATAGCATCCATAGAAACTGCTTCAGTTGGAGAAAGTTTTTCTTCAATATCAGCACGAACATCAACTTCATTCTCAATATTATGAATAAGGCTTGAAAGGTCGTTGAAGTCTGTTTCAGAGATAAGAACAGAAGTCGCAGAAGCTTTTGTTTTACAAACTTCAGCATTTGCAGCAAGAATTTCTTTTTTTGCATTAAGCATAATAAGATTTGTTTCATACTTGTCAGCTTTAGTTTTTACACTGGAAAGTGTCTTTTCCATTTCATCTGCGCCTTTCTCAAATGAAAGTGAAACAGCCAATCTAGCTTTAGCTAAAGTTTCATTTCCAGATGCTTTCAAATCTTTTGCTTCTTTTTTTGCTTTTGTAGCTTTTATTTTAAGATTTTTAGCACTTTCTTCAAGAGTCTTCTCATTGATACGGAGTGAAATTACCTGTTCTTTATATGCCAAAGTTCTTTTTTCGAGTTCTTGAATAGCATAATCTAAACGTTCACTTACTGACAAGCTCTTATCCAAAAACTTATCAAAACCACACTTTTTAACTTTCAAAAAATGAAAAAGTCCCATAATTTATTCTCCTTGATTTATAATATCCTTAATTGCTGCAATCTTTGTATGATTACTTACAAGTAGAGATAAACTTAAAATTCGTTTAATCTCTTCAATTTTAACTGTGTCCGGGTCAAAAATAGACTTAATTTCTGTGCTGGCTTTAATATCCTCTTTAACCGGACGGTCACAAGTCCAAACTCCATTAGCAAATGAAAATTTCCATCCATCAAGTGATTCCATTGTATCAATGCCTAAAGGTTTATGCCAAGTATTTTTATAAAAATATTTATGGCGATATGCAAAACAAAACTGAACAACATCATCTATATTAGAGCTACTATAAAGTATAGAAACTCCATCTTTAGGAAGAATACAGTAATCGATTTGGCCCTCTTCCCAGTTTGGAATATAAGCGCCATAACAGCATAATGCTGTAACACTTTTTAAGCATTCAACTTTTTTATCTGCTGGCTTACTTTTTCCAAAACTAACAAGTGTCCATTCTCCTTTACTAAAAACAAAAGGATAAAAACAATCATTATAAAAAGCAGTAAAACTTGTTTTAATAGGAGAAAACATATTGTTATTTAATGTTTTAAAACCAGATAAAAAAGCTTCAGCTACATCTTTTTTATCAGAATTAAAGATAATATCTTCATCTCTAGGCTTAATAGGCCATTCAACAAGTGAAGCCTCATCTGAATCCAGATTTTTAATTACATAATACATCATTTTGTTTCTGGTCTACTCCATAAAAAGAATAAACAAAATCTTTAGATTCAAAATCTACAAAATAAAATTGTAAATTGCCTTTATCGCCAATAGTAGGTATAGTTATAATACCTCTATTAAAATCAATATCAACCATAGATACAGCAAATTGTCTAAATGGTTTTTGATATGATTCTTCTTTTCCTTTATCAAGTCTATATAATTTAATTTCTACCATTTTTATAATACCTTATATAATTTTTGTTGAGATGTACCACCACATTGACTTAATCTGTAAACTTTTCCATCATCATTTGTAATGTGATACCATTCCTGGTCTTCAGTTACTTTATATCCTTTTTTAATTAAATATTTTATATAAGCTTTTCTTGCAGAAGAAGGATTTTTATAGCAAACAAACTTAG